TGGAGGGTTCTCAGGACGGTTCTGCCGCCACCATGAGCAATCAAACTGCTCCATTCCCACACACCGGCAACTTTCTTACGGCAAGCAAGCTGCACATCGGCTCTGACACAAATGGAGGAAAACAACTCAACGGCCACATCAAGCGCCTCCTATTTTGGCCATACCATAGCGATAGCCTGTAATTAATAATATATATTTCAAACAATGGCACTCAATTTATCCACACTGACTTCCAGCGCGACATCTGGTGACGTTCTAGCAGAAGCCCTGACGACCGCTGATTTCCTTGAGAACGTCCCAGTGTTACGCAACTTGGCTCGGGGTTCACAAAAGGGCGGCGATGCGAAACAAGACGTTGCCCTAAACCAGCCTAAAGCGTTGCCGCTGATTGATGGTAAAGGCTATTGTTATCTTCCGGTCACCACTGGGAACGCTCCGGCTGTTACCTTTCCGACTATTGGAGCTAATGATAACTTTGTGCTGGAGATGGTGGTTTATATTGTAAACGTGGAAGATTTCCATGTCGTTTCCGGTTCTAACAATCACAGAATTTTGATTTACAGTCCCAGCGGAGTTCCATCCTTCCAATACCGCGATAGCTCAAATAACAATAACGCAGCCCTAAGCGGCTCTTTGTCGGCTGGTTTAAGCACTCTTAGGTTTGAGAAAACAGGCAGCACTTTGGTATTTAAGCAGAACGGGGCGATAAAAGGCACTATTAATAATATTACAGCAGCCCCTACGTTTACGCACCTTAGTTTTAATGGTCAGTTTTCAACGTCGCGCCTACCACTCAACGGCTACATTCAAAGCGTTACGTTATCTATCGGCGGAACTGAGCAACTTAACATCGACTTCACGGCCACCAACGTGCGCCACGGTGACACCAAGTTTAAATGCGCGACTGGTCAAGTGGTGACAATCAACCAGTCCGGCAACGACCCCGCCACGATTATCAAGAAGAGTGTCTTGCGGTTCGATGGTGCTAATAGTGGTCTTGAAGGTTTGTTTAACCAGACAATTACTGATGGTGCTTATATGTTCGCAGCGTTCAGTGTGCTTGGTGATGGAGGTGAGCCATATACTAGAGTATTCCAAACTATTAACGCTGCAAACAATACTCCAGTTTTATTTAGTTCAAGGTATGATTCAGAGAATAGTCTATATTGGTATAGTTCTAATAATACGTGGCAAAAAGCGCACGATGGAATGTATGACGATGAACGAGGAGATATTTTACATGAATTGTTGTTCACGTCTGGGCTTCAAAAGAGTCGAGTAAACAACGCCGATGCTTATTCAGCTACGCTGTCGGAAAGCAACACCGAAATGTTTTCTTATGGTATAGCTAACAATCACCCAAGCGATTCTTTAAGCGCAGCCATCGACCTAGAGTTCCTTGCGCTCTTCCCTGCGACCATCACCGACGCCCAAGCTGATTCCGTGCGTTCATATATTAATAATAGGAACAACGTGTTTAGCTTAGTGGACAACGGCTTCTATTTCTTTGACCCGCAGAAAGCTACGTTTACCGGAAACTTCACCGGCTCTAACACACTCGACGGCTATATCACCGGCTCTGATTTAGGTGACACTGACGTAAGAAGCAACCTGACGCTTGTTCAAGGAACATTAAACGACCAACCGTCGACTGATGGTTACACAATTACCTTTAACGATGCAGCGGAACACCTTGAGTTTGTAAACGGAGCATCACAAAACTTAAGCGGCTGGCAAATCTGCGGAACGTCATTCGGAACTTTTGTGTATCGCGTACAAGGCTCGGTCACTGAGTTAAATCTTTTGGGTAACGCTGGCGTTATAAGGTCAGTCGGCGACCTTTACGGAATCATCTTGTTACCAGCATCAGCAACAGGCAAAGACATCGAAGACGCTAGGAGGATCTTAATCGATAGAGGAGCTTCAGATTCCGTTAGCGCAAGTAGTGTCCAACAGTTTTGGCAGAGCCGGAATGATATTGTTGAATTTAAACAGGTAGACACTTCAAGCGTCACCTCATTTAAAGAGGGCTGGCGATTCTGTGCCTCTCTTGAAATCTTTCCTCCACTTCAAGCTCCAAATTGCACGAACTTTTTAAACGCATGGCAAGGCACAACCGCCCTAAGTTCATTCCCGGCGGGCGCAAAGCTCGGCACGAGCGCGAACAATGTGAACTTTACGAGCGCATGGCAAGCAAGCGGACTCACAAGTTTTCCAGCGTTGGACTTAAGCACTGGCACCAATTTTAATCAGGCGTTTTTTCAGGCAACATCGCTTGAGCAATTTGGGCAATGTGATTTCTCAAACGCTTCTAGTTTTGATTTATGTTGGTATTATTGCAGTAGCCTAACGACCTTTCCTTCAATGCAGCTTCCGAGCGCAACAAGTCTCAACTCAACTTGGATGGGGTGTAGTTCATTAACGAATTTTGGAAAACTTGAAGCTCCAAACGTCACAGTATTTAGGTTTACTTGGAGCGGCTCGGGCATTACAACCATTGAGGATGGGACATTGTTAGGAACTTCGGCAAGTTCTGTTGATTTCACAAGCGCATTCAAAAATTGCACGGCTCTCACCACACTGCCTTCAAACTTAGATTTGAGCAAAGGCGATGATTTCCAGACAGCCTTCCAAAACTGTCAGTCTCTTGTCGATTTCCCCGCCAACGCATTCGACACAATGGGGACTCCGCAAGATTATTGCTTCTTAAATACATGGCTCGACAACAACGCACTGAGTGCGGCAAGCGTGGAGAACATTCTGGTTTCAATTAACACCAGCGGTCAATCGGCTCCTTCAACGGGTCCAGAGATAACTATTAAATATAATACAGCTACCGGCACACCAGCATACTCTACACTCGCCTCGCTTAAATCCAAAGGCTGGGTAATAATTGTTAATGGCGTAACACTTTAAAAAATGACAGACGAAACTCATCGATTCTTTAGGTTCAGCAACGAGGCATCCTACGAGCAGCTCACGACCGCTGGTAACACCGCAAGGAACCTACCAGACGAACAAAGCGAACGCTGGCTTGCTCTTTGGGATAAGACTTTCTTAGACCCAGAGACCAACAGCGACCGCCTGTATTGTGTTAAGCGCAGTGGCATCCTTGAGACCGACGATTTTGACCTAGAGGGTATCGAAGAGATTAACCTTGAGACTTATCTTCAACGCCTACGCTGGGAGCCACCTATCGAAGAAGACCTTGAGCTTCTCGACGAACTTGAACTGATAGACTAATGGACGAACAACAAGAACCACTCACAGACATTGAGCAATCCCGCGCTGATACAGGGTTTCGATACTATGTTGTTCAGCCCGACGAACTCTACACGGGACTTGTTGCAGCCGTAGACTCTGACCGTGGCTATCCTAACAAACAAGGCACTACGCTCACTGGACTTCCACCTGTTGCTAACCTTGCAGAAGCTACTGATGGTAGTGGACGACTCATAGCCATCGACTGCTGGAGATTCACCGCTAACGATGACGCGATGCTTGAGGGGACCGATGGAGTGCAGGAGTTGACGCAACTGGAGTTCTTAGCGATTAAACCAAAGCCACAAAACGAACTTGAATGATGCAACAACATATTACACACCCCATAACTGGGATAATTGCATCTAGCTGGTCGGCTATCTCAGCTTATTTTGATTATTTTGAGATGGCCATTGGATTCATCTCTGCAATTATTGGTTTGATTATTGGAATACTTTCACTCGCAAACACTTGGCAAAAATTTAAAAACCGCAAAAAATGATTGATTACATTATTGAAAACAAAGAGCAACTTTTTGGAGTTGTCACCGCCGTTATCGCAGCCGCTTCTGCAATCGCTGCGCTGACACCTACCCCGAAAGATGACACCATCATCGGCAAAGCTTACAAACTTGTTGACTGGCTTGCCCTTAACGTGTTTAAGGCTAAAGATAAGTGATAAAGCTCCTGACAGCCGCTCTGAGAGCATATATTGCTCATTTGGATTGGTTGCAACGAAATTACATCTATGGCCTTGAGGATGAGATTGATGAGCTTGCTGCTGACGGCAGTGCTGCTGCCAAGTTGCGCATTGAACAACTCGCTAAAAGGCTTAAACGAGAGCGCACTCTACGACCCGCCGACAGTGACTCTGATTAACGGCCAGTTTTATCAATTCCAAGAAGGCATCCTACCCGGGCGCGGGCAGAAGTTTCACAGTGACTACTCCTATCGAAGAGCCATAATAATCGGCAGCAAATGAAATCTTTTTTCCAAAAACTGCTTGCCTTGTTTCTTAAGCGAGAGCCAAAGCCCGAGCCAGTCAGGAAGGTTTCCATATGCGTAGGCCACAGCCGAATCAACGATAGCGGAGCTAGAAGTGTGGGTGGAGTTAGTGAGTGGGAGTTCAATAATGCCGTTGCAATCTTTTTAAACGAGAAGCTGAAAGAGCGTGGAATTGCTTCCAAAGTTATTAATGACTACCCATTTAAGACCTACGGCAAATCAATGGACTGGGTGCGGGAAAGAACATGGGGATTTGATGTTGCCATTGAGCTTCATTTTAACAGCTACACAAGCACTTCAGCAAAAGGCTTTGAATACCTTTACTATCATGGAAGCAAGAGCGGGGAGAAGCTAGCCAAGGCATTTGCTGACCAGCATGAAGCAGCGATTCCAGCACAGAACAATCGGGGCGCAAAGATGGTGCGGGTTGGTGAGCGTGGTTACAAATTTCTAGTGAAGACAGAGCCAACTGCCATCATCTGTGAGCCGTTCTTTGGCAGCAACCCGGGCGAATGGGTGCTGTTTGACGGCAATCAGGAGGTGCTTGCAGACGTTTACGCTGACGCACTCAAGAATTATTTTGCTGCTTGAACCCTTATTCTATAAGGGATTTTACAGAAAATTGCTTGGGTGGATTAAAAAAGTCTTTTACTCCCGGTGCATTTGTGGAATAGTCACGGCGATATGAATGACATAGATGATTTTTTAATTGAAGCTCTAGAGCGACTAGAAACGAAAACCAATGCAAACGGTGATGTTTATTCGAAAAGATGCGGGAACAAGCCGAGTCCAAAAGATCACGTGAAGATTTCCGCCTTTAACAACAACAAAGAAAAAACAACATTATGAAAAAACAAGTAACAAAAAATGAACTCCTGATTGCATTGTTGGATAATTTTACCAGCACAAATGACCTTAGGAACGTCTACAAATCCGATGGCAGTATTTTAATGACTGTAGAAGACGCAAAGACACTAGTTGAAGGATTGAAAGAAACGGCTAACCCTGAGCAAATCGCTTTCGAATCTTCATTAGATACGCTTCTCCATGAATTCGAAGATCATTTTCCTGAGTTTGGCGGACCTCGTTCATCATTCTATGAGCTGTTTTATATTTGGCGGAATCAAGTCCGAGTTGATCTACGCTCAAAATACAACAACCTCTAACGCGCGTTAATTCCGAAGATTTTCACAACAATATATAATGAACCTAAAAGAGATTCTCCAAGCCATCGCCTACATCGCCATTTTAATCTTAATGGCATGGGCAGGCGGGCAAGTTTAACGGCTGGCAGCCTACTACCGGACCGTGGTGCGTCCTAACTCTACACCTGACAGCCCGGAATAGACGGGCAACCAACTAAAAAACGATATGAAAAAACAATTCGCAAAAGAAACCCTGCAAGAAATCACCCAAGACATCATTGATGAAAGGGGTGCCTTTAATTTAGCAAGTGTCAGAAAGTGGCTTCCCGCATACTCTTGGTTTGCTGATGTAAACAAAGCACTAAGCCTTGATGAGCAAAATCAAATTATTTTAAAGACTTTGTAATGAATCATCCATTTCTTACTATATTGGCCATTGTTCTTATGGCACCGTTTACCATTTTAATTGTTGCACTCAACATGAAGCGCAGCAACGAAAGACACCTTAGAAAGCTCAAGCAAAGAGCCGACAAGAAACAAAACAGAAAAAACCAATGAAAACACCAAAAAACGCAATTGCATTAATTGCTGAACTAAAAACACCTAAGCAAAGAAAAAACAGCTTTGCAAAGTTTCAATATCGAAACGTTGAAGACATCACTCAGGCTTGCAAGCCATTGCTTGAGAAGCACAAGCTACTGCTTAACATCAGTGATGACCTTTACGAAGTTGATGGCCGCCTATTTGTTAAGGCGACCGCAACAATTAGTGACGGCGATATTGCCTTATCATCAACAGGCTATGCCGAACTCGACTCTAGCCGTAAAGGCATGAGCATGGAGCAAATCAGCGGCTCTGCTTCAAGCTACGCTCGCAAGTATGCTTTGGCCGGGTTGCTTTGCCTTGATGCTAGTGAAGACAGCGACAGCCACCAAGCGCGGCACACCGTGCAGACAATTACAGCGGCACAGGCTAAGAAGTTAGAAGCCCTAATAACTCAGACAGGCTCAGACAAAGACAAGTTTTTGAAGTGGCTTGGAGTTGATTTAATTAAAGACATTCCAAAGATTGATTTCGTGAAATCAAAAACGGTGCTTGAGAGCAAAATTCAAAACACTATCGAACCACTGCAATGAAGATTCACGAAGTAAGCAGTGCCGACTATCACACGCTCTTGCGTTGCAACCGGGCTGACATATTTGCCCCGGAGTCATATCTCTCAAAATCAGTTCTCTGGGAGCTTAACAGTAGCAGCTTATTCAAATGGCGATTTCACCCCCGGGAGTTCTCACCGACTCCAGCAATGCAGTGGGGCAGCCTAGTTGATTGCCTAACCACTACCCCGGAGCTAGTAGACGAAGAAATAAGAATATCACCTTTCTCAAGCTACCGCACAAAGGAAGCCAAGGAATGGCGTGATGAACAGCTTGCTGTTGGAAAGACAATAATCACCCAACAGCAATTTGATGAAGGTGTTAAAGCATCTGAAATGCTAATGCAGACTAATGTTCAATCTGCTGAGATATTTGATGGCAGCCTAAAACAGGTAATCATTGGTGCAAAAATTAGCGGTGTGCAATTCAAAGGGCTTGTTGACCTTGCCCCGGTCGGCAAAGATTACCTTGTTGATTTGAAGACAACAGGCATGGATTTCACGCTTGAAGGCTTCAGCAAAGCCATTGCAAATTTTGGCTATCATGTGCAAGCTGGGCTTTATCTAGCACTCTGGAACTCAACACACCCGGAAGACACCCGGCAGCGGTTTAAAATTGTTTGGCAGTCAAGCCAGCCACCTTATGAAGTTTGTGTAACTGAGCTTCACCGGGATGAGATTGCGGCAGGGCTAAAGACTGCACTGCGATTACTTGGTAAGCTCAAACACGCCGCGCAGGAAGACCACTGGCCAATGCTAGCAGAGAACGAGACTCCAATCTTAAACCGCCCGGTTTGGGCAGCGATGCAAGATGAAGACGAGTAAAATGCAGACAAGTCACGTTGCTAAGTTGACGGCATTGAGAAGAGTAATTGATGCTGGCGTGACGACTAAACGCCAAGAGATGTCACTGCTTGCCATTGATTTTGACCCAAGAATCAAAACAACAGAACTGGCTAAAATATTAAACACGACTCGCAGCAGTGTGAGGGCTTTAATGATTCAGCTTGCCGAAAAAGGTTTGGTGATTCTTCAGCACGAAGGCGGAAAGCGTGGAACTAACACTTGCAGGTATTCTTTGACTCACAAGGCTCAAGACATCCTTGACGACATATTCAAATGATAATCGTCGGCATAGACAACGGACTTGACGGCGGGTTGGCAGCAATCTCGACCCACAACGGTGATTTGATTGACCGCATAAAAATGCCAACTAAGAAGGTGGGCAACAAGCGTGAAGTTGACTCATTGGCCGTCTACCGTTGGCTGTGTGACCTTCATTCACCTTACACGTTAGCCATTGAAGAGCCGCTGCCGCACGCCAAGAGTAGTGCGGCAGTGCGCTCTATGGCTTTGTCATTTGGCAAACTTGTAGGAATGGCAGAAAGTCGAGTGCAGCAAGTCGTAAGGGTGCAAGTGCGAGAGTGGCAGAAGGCTATGCTCGGCAAGGTGCCAAGGGGTGAAACCAAAGCTTTTGCCCTACGTCAAGCAAGCCGTCTTTGCCCTGATGAAAACTGGCTTGGAAGCGAAAGAGCTAAGAAACCGCATGACGGTATAATTGACGCTTACTTAATAGCGAGACACCACTGGCAGGAGCATGAGCGCAATAACTAAACATCACGACGAACTCAACCAAGCTCAGTGGCTTGTCTCTTATTGCCCCAAGTGCAAGTGCCAGCCACAAATCCAATATGAGCCGGGCGTGACCTTTGCAGAGTGCAAATGCCGCAAGCATGTTTTGCCAGATGAAAACTATCTGGAACTTGCCCGGCAAATTAACGTGGTGCATGAGCCACGTTTAAAACATTACCAATTCTTACAATGCCATTCCCGCAAAGCGTCCTAATTGCAGGGCAACGAATTAAAATAAAACGTGCAGAGCTAGACGACTGCTTCGGCCAGTATCGCCACGACGACCGGGTAATAGTTTTAGGCAAAGAAATCACTGGCTGGACGCTAGAGACAACCTTACGGCATGAAATGCTTGAAGCTTCGCTTTTGCTTTCCGGTGTCGGCTGGTGTGAAAATTATGAACAGGAAGCCGTTGTAAGGTGCATGGACGAAGTATTCTTTCCCGCTTGGGAGCGAACCCAAAAACGATTAAGAGAATGAGTGTTCCGAGAATTAGACTGACTAAAGACGAGCATGCTTTAATTAAGCAGCTTCGCAAAAAAGGAGTGGCGAGCGAGCTTGTAAACCAATGTGATGAAGCCGGGCTGCCGCTCTCAAACGTAAAGCACTTTTGGTATAAATCAGAAAAGTTTTCAATTTTCAGCAAGACTGACGGGTTGCAGTTGGAAGATGTTTTCGACCCTATTATCAAGGACGTTCAGCGATACTCGCCAAAGTTCCGAAAGATTAAGCGAAGCAAAATCAAAAACCCACACTGCCTAATCCTTGACCCATCCGACATTCACGTTGGTAAGCTCGCAGTAAACCATGAAGCCGGAGAGAGCTACGATGTGAAGAAGGCCGTGAGCATTGTTGACTCCGGCATTGATTCCCTTCTGCAAAAGGCTGCCGGGTTTCCTTTAGACAAAATCATCTTTGTGATTGGCAACGACTGCCTTCATATCGACTCATCAAGCTCACCCGTCACTACTGGCGGGACAAGCCAAGACATGGATGGGAAGTGGCACGATGCTTTTTTAGCGGCTCGCGATATGTATGTCAGAGCAATTGAAAAATGCCTGCCGCTTGCCGATGTTGAAATTATTTTTGCGCCGTCAAATCACGATTTCATGAGTGGCTTTATGTTGGCTCAAACAATCAAAGCATATTTCCGAAAATCCAAAAATATTACCTTTGATGTCTCAATTGCACACCGAAAGTATACGGCCTACGGCAAAAACCTTTTGAGCTTTTCGCATGGTGACGGTGCTAAACTTGCCGACACCCCTTTGCTGATGGCGACAGAGCGCCCGAATATGTGGAGCAATAGCGTTCATCGCTATATCTATCTGCATCACATTCACCACAAACAAACCGCTAAATTTATGGCTGGGCAGGACTTTATTGGGGTGACTGCCGAATATCTTCGCAGCCCGTCAGCAAGTGACGCATGGCACGCAAAGAAGGGCTATCGAAGCCCGAAGGCGGTGGAAGCATTTATTCATTCTTACGACAATGGCCAAGTTGCCCGGTTGACGCATTACGTTGATACTGACCAGAAGGTTTGCAAATGCGGGGTAAATCTTTACCATAATTACGCACAGGGCTGGATATGTGAACGATGTGAAGGATGAAACAAATACAGTTTAATAAACAAATGATAAGTGAAGCCGTTGATAAGGCTAATCAATTGGGAGAAATAAACAATTCAATTACCAAAGGTGCTGGCAATGTCGCTGGATATCTTTCGGAAATTGCACTTTGTGAGCACTTAGGATGCAAAAACGTGTCATGTGATCCGGGAAAGTATAAATACGATTTTGATTTGCTTAAAAACGGTAAAAAAATCGAAGTAAAAACAAAAAGGCGAACGGTTGATCCACAGCCACATTATGAGGTTTCAATTGCTGAATCCAGTAAACACCAACAAACCGATTTCTATGCCTTTATGTCTATTACTTTTTCCAAAAAGTTTGGCTTTGGTAAAGATGTTAAATATTATTGCCCTACATCTTTGTGGCTTTGCGGGTTTATGCAGAGTGATAAATATTTTAGTCACGCCAGATACCTTAAAAAAGGGCAAGTTGACGGGTCTAACGGATTTACGGTGAAAGCCAATATGTTTAATTTGCCAATTGAAAAATTACTTACAGAATTTCCAGAATGAAAATAGACAAAGCAAAATAGGAGCTTTATAGGCTCACAAAAAAACGACAAGAAACCTAAAAAAATACTAAAAACGAATGAATTATTTAAACATCCACACCGACATTTTACGCGGTGTAGAATTTATTGGCGCGGACCCGGTAGAGCGAGCCACATGGCTAGCATTGCTTGGTTGGTGTGCGACACAAGAAAACAGCGGAACGATTGAAAACTGCAAATCTTGGAAAAGTCGGCAATGGCAACAGCTTGCAGGAGTGACCGAAGATGAAGTAAAAACCACTAGCGAACTTTATGGGTTTAAAGGTGAAAACTTAGTGGTTAAATTCTATCCGGTTGAGTCTGAAGCAGCAGTTAAATCTAAACGCGAAAAAGGCAAGCTTGGTGGCCGTCCAAGAAAAGTTAAGCCAACCGAAAACCCTGATGGAATAAAGGAAGAAAACCATATGGATAACCATAAGGATAACCATATGGGTAACCATGAGCGAAACGAAAAGAAAGGAAAGGAAAAGAAAGGGAAGGAAAATATAACTAAGAATTCCGCAAATGCGGATGAGTTAGATAAAGATTTGCTTCGCTCTGTCTGGAACTTTGCACCGGAGCGGGCAAGGCGAAGAAGTAGCCGTAAACAAGTGGCCGATGAATGGAAAAAGATTAAGAAAAAAGACAGACCTGAAAAACAAGCAATCGTAAACGCAATTCAAGCATGGAACAAATGTGACGACTGGACAAAAGAAGGAGGCAGTTTTGTTCCGGGTCTGCATTTATGGATAAAAAATGAAAAGTGGCTGGATTTGCCTGAGCAGCCAGCAAAGAAACCAATAAGAATTCTTACGAAAGAAATGTTATGATTGAAATTGAAAAACCAACAGCCTTAGAAGCTGAAAAATATGTTTTAAGTGTAGTTTTGCAAAAACTACCCGGATGGGATGATAAACCGATTCAACCAGAGTGGTTCTACTCGCAGCACTACCGGCGACTTTACGAATTTGCAATTAGTAATAAGCTACCGGCTGACGTTCAAGGCGATTTATCTTTGACCGTCGAAGCACTGAAGCAGCGCGGCATGATTGATGGCACTGATGGCGTAGCGGAAATTGCTAAAATTCTTATTTATGCTCCAACCATTAGCCACTTTGGTCAAAGCATTGAAGCAATGCGTGATTGTTACAGCAGAAGGCTGGCAATCGATGCAGCCAAGAACCTTGCAGAGCGAGCAGCCGATTTGAACGACAAAACAGGTTTTATTGATGCGACCGGGCAACCCATGACAGAAGTAGCCGAGTCAGCAACCGATACAGAAACAACCAGAGACCGGGCGGCATTGCTTAAAGCGGTGGCCGATGAATTTGCTGATTTGGTCAATGGTAAGGTTAAGCCTAATGGTTTTGAAGTCTCACTGTCTACGCTATCGGCAGCATTGCGGGGATTTAAGACGCCACGCTACTGCGTGATTGCTGGATTCCCCGGAAGTGGTAAAACATTGCTTGCCGGACAGTTCCTGACTGACATCGCCAGCACCGGGACACCATGCCTAATGATTTCTTGCGAGATGACTGCCCAGCAAATCATGCAGCGGTTCATAGGGACATATGGCAGACTACCGTCTGAATTGCTCTCAGACCCGCTCTCATACGCTCGAAAGCAAAATAGGGTAACAGTATCCAAGGAGGAGTTAAATGCTTTCAGAAAGTCTTACAGGGCCATTAAAGACATGCCGCTACATTTTGAAGAGCCAGTGTCGCCGCGAATCGGTCAAATTATCACAATGATACGACGAGCACACAAACGCTATGGTGTAAAAGTTATTGGAATCGACTACCTTCAACTTATTCAAGTTGCTGACGCAAGCAGCAAGGAACAAGAATTGACTCAGATTTCACACGCTCTGCAAGGCATTGCTAAAGAGCTAGATTTGCTGATTTTTGTGCTGTCCCAACAAAACAAGGAAGGACATTTAAAATATGCCACTTCAATAAATGAAGACGCTGATTATGTGCTTTCACTAGTTCAAGAAATGGATGAAAAAAATGACGATTATCTTTCCGTCACAGGCATCACAATCAAAAAAGACAGGCACACCGGACGTTCCGGGCTGCTGCTGCCAATTATTAGAGATGCAGACAAAATTTTCTTTCGTGAATTATGAAAAAAACACTTGCTCAAAAATTAAAAAAATTAATAATTAGAAAGAAATGAAACGTAAGCCAGACACCAAGCTGGGTGAAATTATTGAAATCCAACCGGAAGAAGTATATGAAAATGGCTTCCGTAAATCTCGCTTTGTTATTGAAACGCCCGGTGCATATTCTCAGGAATTAGTCTTTGAGTTACACAATGAAAAGGCTGACATTACCAGCGTCTACCAGCCGGGTGACTTCGTCAAAGTCTTTTACGACATTAAAGGAAACCGTGGAAAAGATGGAAAGCATTACACAAATCTCATCGCTTGGCGCATCGAATGTGCTGAGTGATAGAAACCAAAAAAACAACCCAAAATAAAACAACAGAATGAACAAGGGAGGAATACTAAGGCTGTCGCTTAACGTCAGCAATATCGATAAAGCCAAGCTCTATAAAGGCAAAAAAGGAGTCTACCTTAATGCCGCTGTATTGCTTAAGGACGAGCCTGATGAATACGGCAATGATGGCATGATTGTCCAAGATGTAAGCCAAGAAGAGCGCAAGCAGGGCATCAAAGGTGCCATTCTAGGAAATGGCAAGTGGGCTGGTCAGAGACCAACCGGGGAGCAAGTAGCTGCCGATATGGATGACGGGGACGAAATCCCGTTTTAAGATTTGCATGTACGTAATCATCACGGGGTGGGGTGTAAAAGCCCTGCCCCGTTTTTTATTACACATTTTCTAATTTCTAATTAGGGACAACTTAATTTTCTGGTGTCCCCTATTTATTGTGAAGATTGCAAAAAAGATGCATTTTTTCACGTTTTAACGCATTTTTGTTGTTTACAAGAATCAAATTTTGGCATATAGTCATAACAGATATGAAAAAAGCAGATAAACAAAAAACTATTAACCTAGTCCAAGAAGAGCTTACAGGAGTTGTTAACCAACTTCAATATATTGAAGATGTTATTAAATATCAAAAGCTTGAAGATGTTTCAGTCCTTGAACTTCTTGAAAAAGTTAAAGAGTTCAAAAAATCAATCTAAATAAAAAACGATATGGAAAAAATAACACCAGACCAGTTGTATGAATTCGCTTATCAGGCAGGACTCCGAGGACAGGAGAGCATGACTTGCCCAAGCTCTTACCGTGGGTGGATAATCCCAGAAATTTTCTCAAACGGAGAAATCCCTCATAGGCTTTGGAGAGTGGCCTATGCCGAAGGCTTGGAGCAGTATGGCACTTACATGGTGCAAGGCGAGGAGGATCGAGAGCGAGACTGGCAAGACTAACCTTTTGATATGAAAGCAAAAATCAACAAAGCCATCGCCCACCTTGGGCTTGAGATACAAGGCGGCAACGGAAGCGGTTGCTTTTATTTTACAAATGCACACGGTGCATTAAACGCTGACTTAGTCATGGTGTCAGCTATGACTCACTTGCCTGTTTCAAGGTGGGTTGAAGAAGCACAAAGCGCACTTGAGCAAGACAGGCAAAACCAAAAGTCACTTAAAGGGTTAGTGCCAGTAATCAAGCTATCAGAAAGGATTTACTAAAATGAAAAAATTTAACAATTTTCCTACCCGCATCAAACTCTTTATTGAAGATGATGTAATTACTGAATTTTACGCTTCTTCTCTAAAAGATTACAAGGAAAAGATGTATTGCATTATTGAGGAAAAAAAATTGTATCACACTTTCATTGATACCTACGCCGTGGAAGGAAATAGATACAATCAGACCCTCATAGAGGTTGAATCGTTTCTTGTCGCTAGTAGAAAAACTTGGGTAGAGCGAAAAACCATAAAAGTAGAAAAAATAACAAATGAATAAACATGGAGGAAAACGAGTAGGGGCCGGAAGGCCCAAAGGCAGCGGCAAAGGCCGCACTGTTAAAACCAGCAGCATCAATCTCCCGCCAACGGTATGGGATAAGCTGGACGCAATCCGGGGTGATTTAAGCCGCTCCAAATGGATAGCAAAGCAAATCAAATTAAATTTGTCTTGATTGCTTTACATGATAACAATCAAGATTTATTTTTAAAAAGCAATGAAACTATACAAATTACCAGATACGCTAAAAAATCATCCCCGCATTAACGACTTAGGTGTTATCATTAAAGGCGGCAGACCACGTGGAGATGTTGAGTTTAAAGCTCAAATTGTAGACGATAGAAAAGTCATATATGAAACAGATTGGCATATTTTACATGGATACGCGCGCGTCATACGTAAACATTATGTCAACGAATTAGATGCACTTAAAAGCAAGTAAAAGCAAGTAAAAGCAAATAGAGATGAAACTACAAAATGCACTTAAAAAACTTCAAAGAACGGGGTTTAAAGTAAAAAAAAGCGAATGGAGATACCAAGCAGAAATCAAAGAAAGTAACTGGGTAATTGAATTTAGCCAACACGATGGAGAAATTCAAAGCATTTCAATTAGAATGAAACATGATTATCCTGACATTCAAACAGATTATTTTCCTTATATTTGGAAAGATAACCTTACACAAGCAATTAACAGTGTGAAATCAAAGCTATGAGACAAATAAACCCATTAGCAAAAGCATGGTCAAATTCTGAAAAGGATTACATAGGTAGATTAAAAGGCATTAAGAAACAAAAAAAATGGAAGCAATATTTAAATTCTAATCATATTTTTGAAAAGCATTTTTCAGATGAACCAACTGGCGAGAAAAAGATAATGACTGGCGCGGAAGCAAATGAAGACAATTGCATATTAGTTAGACAGTATATTAAACAAGCTGATATTGGTAATAAAGGGCGAGCATTAGAAGAATGGAAACCCATTAAATTATTTGTGGAAATTAAAAATGAAGCATAAAACAACACACGCCGCGCTTTAAGTCGTGTCATATAATAAAAATAAAAATCCCAATAAAACATCCAAAACGCTCTAGGAAATGATCCTAGGGCGTCTGGCGTTAACGTGGTTCCTTCTGGAGGTATCTTACCTGCAGTCATCAGTCATTGAGACATTTTTCTAGGCAAAACTTTTTTTAAATGCCATTTTATTTTTGAAAATGAAAAACAAAAAACACCAACCAGATGCGATTGAATTGGTCGATTTAGACTGCTTAATTCCTTACGCTAAAAACAGCAGGACACACTCCGAAGATCAAGTGGCGCAAATAGCTGCAAGCATTTTGGAGTTTGGTTTTACCAATCCTGTATTGATCGGAAACGACAACGATATTATTGCTGGCCACGGTAGAGTTTTGGCAGCCAGAAAACTTAAATTTGGAAAAGTGCCATGTATTCGTTTAGGTCATTTAACAGAAACACAAAAAAGAGCTTACGTCATTGCCGACAACAAATTAGCCTTAAATGCAGGATGGGATGAAGAACTTTTAGCAATTGAGTTAACCGATTTGAGGGAAATTGATTTTGATTTAAATCTGACGGGATTTGATGCTGATGAAATTGAAGCATTTTTAAATCCAGAAACTGAGGAATCAACATTAAGTGATGAATACACGCATAAAATTGATACCCCTGTTTATGAACCAAAAGGAGAAAAACCTAAGATTTCCGAACTTGTAGACAAAGAAAGAACCGAACTGCTTGCTGATAAGATTAAAAAAGCAAATATTGATCCTGATATTCAAAATTTCTTACTTGAGGCTGCAAATCGTCATCTGACATTTAATTACGAAAAAATTGCCGAGTTTTACTGTCACATGAACAAAGAGACACAAGAACTAATGGAAGATTCAGCTCTTGTTGTTATTGATTTTCAAAAAGCGATGCAATTAGGTTATTTAAAGCTGAAGGAAGATGTTGAACAAATACTTACAGAAGAAGACGATGAAGCTTAATGAATTTTGTATTTTTGTAATTAGCCACGGTCGTCCAGATTCAATTGTTACTCTTAAAACTTTAAAGGGATGCAATTATACTGGAGAGACATATATTGTATGTGATAACGAAGACGAAAAAATCAAAGAATATCAAAAAAACTACGGGAAAAAAAAGATTCTTGTTTTTGATAAGCTAAAATATGCAAATAAAATCGACAGTTGTGACAACTTTGAAAACAGAAGAACAACAACTCATGCAAGAAATGCTTGCTTTGATTTTGCCGAGAAATTAGGATATAAATATTTTTTAGTCCTTGATGATGATTATACAGCATTTCGTCATAACTTTGATAAAAAAGGGAATTTTGTAAGATCCTATGTTCAAGATTTCGATAAACTTTGTGAAATTTGTTTAAATTTTCTAAATGTTGATGATCGAGTTAAATCCGTTTGCTTTATTCAAGGTGGTGATCTTATTGGTGGAGTATTGGCTTTAGTCAGTCAACCTTTTCCTTTTAAAAGAAGAAAAGCAATGAATTCATTTTTTTGCAGTACAGAAAAAAGGTTTTGGTTTTTTAGTCGATTAAACGAGGATGTTAATACCTATCTAGAATTAGGCAAAAAAGGAGACATCTTTTTTTCTATTCCAGAAGTTGCTTTAAATCAAAAACAAACACAATCAAATGCAGGAGGAATGTCTGATGCTTATCTGGAAAGCGGCACTTATGTAAAATCATTTTATTCAGTGATTATTAATCCTTCATTTGCCAAAGCGACATATCTGCCTCGCATGAATCGTATCCATCACAAGATTTCATGGAAAAACGCAATTCCTAAAATATTGGATGAACACCACAAAAAGAAATGAGCGAAAAAAAGCCATTAAATCCAAAAGGAAAAAATCCATCAGTTCCTGTATCTTCTTTAGCTAAATTATTTAATTTAACTAGTGTCAGAATTCAACAACTTGCTTCTGATGGGATTGTAATTAGGACCGGAAGAGGTAGATATGATTTATGGTCTTCTATTTCTAATTACATTGAATACTTACAAGAAAGAAAGGTTAATCAGTGGGACAATGAGTCTGAAAATCCTACGGAATTAAAAAAACACCAATTGCGACGAACTAAAGAAGAGGCTGATAAATTAGAATTGGCCAACGCTAAAACAAGAGGAGATTTAATTGAAAAAAATGAAGTTATTAAAGCTGGAGAAGAAATAATGGCTATTGTTAAAAATTCCATTTTAAATGATAAAATAACAGAGGAAGCTAAAGATAAATGTCTAAAAAATTTACTAAGGCTGAAAAGCAAATTAAATGAAATATGAAATTACCAAAATAGTTGAATCGTGGCTTAATGTTTTTGAGCCACCTCCTAGGGTAACTGTTTCTGAATGGGCTGACAGTTATCGTTATTTGTCACCAGAATCATCAGGTCAGCCCGGTAAATACTCATCAACGGTAACTCCTTATGCAAGGGAGTGGATGAACTCAATTAACGATCCGCAAGCAACCGGGACGGTGTTAATGGTAGGGGCTCAACTTGGCAAAACTGAGGTTTTGAATAACATGATTGGATATTTTGTTGATATTGAGCCAGCACCAATTTTAATGGTTCAACCGACGATTGAGATGGGTGAAGCGTGGAGTAAAGAGCGACTTGCACCAATGTGCCGGGACACGCCAAGAATCAAAGACAAGATTGCAGATGTAAAATCGCGAACTAGCGGTAACACAATATTGCACAAAACATTTCCGGGCGGCAATTTGGCAATTGCTGGAGCTAATGCTCCGGCTGGATTGGCGTCACGTCCAAGGCGGGTTGTTTTGCTTGATGAAGTTGATCGCTACCCGGTAACGGCTGGAAGTGAAGGTGACCCATCAAGCTTGGCTATACGCCGAACAGAAACATTTTGGAATGCAGTTGTGGTTATGACATCTACCCCTACCGTAAAAGGAAGAAGTCGTGTTGAAACTGAATTCGAAGCCAGCGATCAGCGTAGATTTTTCGTTAATTGCCCAAAATGTGAATATGCGCAAACTTTAAAATGGGTGAATGTTAAATGGAAAGCCGACGACGGGAGTGATGCTTGGTTACAATGTGAAGGATGCGACGAGCACCTAACCGATGAAAATCGCATTGAAATGGTTAAAAAAGGTAAATGGATTGCAACATATCCAGAAAGGACATTGAAAGGTTATCATTTACCGGGCATTGCTTCACTTTTTCGTCATAAAAAAGGTTTTGTTTCTAGATTGCATCAAATGGCATCGGAAAACATTAAAGCTAAAAAAGCAGGAAAAGAGTCGCTTAGGACGTGGATAAATACGTTTTTGGCAGAGACGTGGGAAGATGAAGGAGAACAAGTTGCGTGGGAACCATTAATGCAACGGCGGGAAGATTGGGGTGATTTTCCTAAAAATGCTCTTATTTTGACCGCTGGCGTTGACATTCAAGGCGATAGATTTGAGGTTGAAATTGTAGGCTGGGGAGAAGGTGAGGAATCATGGAGCATTGAATACCATTGTGTTATGGGAGATTTTAATATACCAGAAACACATGCCGCACTTGATGAAATTTTGCAAAAGAAATTTATACATCCAAGCGGTGCGGAGCTTTTTATAAGTTGTGTTTTTATTGACTCAGGACACAAAACAAAAGCTGTTTACGCTTTTACGAAACCTCGCGAAACAAGACGTGTTTATGCTTGTAAAGGTGTTGGAGGTCCGGGTGTGCCATTACTTGGAAGACCAACAAGAAGGGGTGTAGACAAAGCAGCATTATTTAGCATTGGGACAGATACAGCTAAAGAGTTGACATATTCACGACTTTCCTTAGGTGAAAAAGGATCGGGTTTTATGCATTTTCCAAACGATCGACAAGAAAATTGGTTTCGTCAATTAACAAGTGAAACAAAAGTGACTCGCTACAAAAATGGTGTGCCATTTACACGTTTTGAGAATCCTAGCAAAGCACGAAACGAAGCTCTTGACATCCGAGTTTATGCAACTGCCGCATTATCATTGATGCGAGTTAACTGGAACAAACTAAAGAAAACCATTCAAGACCCGCCTAAGAAAAAAGCCGCCAAACCAAAAAAGAATGCCCGTGGAAAAAAAGGCGGGTGGGTGAATGATTGGTAGAGTTTGACATTTAGTCAAATTCAATGGCCGACAAAACTGACGAGGAAAAGCTGACTGCAGCGTTGGCGATGATTACGAAGATTGAAACGACTCTTGGAACACTTTATGAAAAAACGGCTAGCGCAACCAGCTTTGGAGACCAAAGTTTGACACTTGCAAGCATCGCTGATTTGGAAAAAAGCCGTGACCGTTGGAGACAAGAAGCGGAAACATTAAAGGCATCAGTTAACCGTCACCGCAAAACTTTGAAAATTCAATTCAGATGATTCAATACCTAAAGCGCAAATTCTCGCCGCCAAAAACAGCCGTTCGCAGATTCAACGCCACCCAGTCAAGCCGTTTGACGCTCGACTGGATTACTGCCTGCCTGTCGCAAGATGGTGAGCTCAAAGGGCAGCTTCCAATTCTTCGTGACCGTTCGCGTGACTTGGAGCGAAATAATGAATGGGTAAAAGGTTTCTTGCGTAGCCTTGAGAACAACACACTTGGAGAAAAAGGTGTATCTTTACAGGTAAGGGCAAAAGAAGCTAATGGACAGCTTGACGAAATCGCCAACAATATAATTGAGCGGGCTTGGAAGCAATGGAGCAAAGTTGGCAACTGTGAAGTTACAGGACGCCACTCATGGATTGACGTGCAACGCTTAATCCTTCGATGCATTGCACGTGATGGTGAGGTGCTGATTCGAATGATTAAGAAAAGCACTGGCTTATGCTTACAGATTCTTGAAGCCGACCTTTTAGACGATAGCTACAACGCCCGGGCTGACAACGGTAACGAAATCCGGTTTGGTGTTGAGTTTGATTCATACCGCCGACCAGTTGCTTACCACTTGCTTGG